CGGATTGACCACTCAACAATCTCACACATGCCTTTCAGCTTGCCGAATCGTTGGAAGTTCAGGAGCATCACGAATGCACTGAATAAGGACATACCTTCATTACACACAGTTTGAGCAATGGCCTTAGCTAGCCCTTCCTTAGTGTCTGCATCGAAGTTCTGCATGAACTCAATCTTCTCAGCCATAGCATCGTATTCAAGGAAGGCTGTGTATTCAGCTTCAGGGAATCCAAGCGTGTCATTAAGAAGAGCATAAGCTCTCATGTGGATAGTCTCTCGCTGGGCGAATGACAGCATCATCATCCTCGCCTCGTTGTTCTTGATACGAGGTAAGAAGATGTCCACATAGCTACCCCCAACTATCACATCGGATTGAGTGAATAGTCGGAGGATTTGGGTGATGAAGTTCTTCTCAGGGTCAGAAATCTTTCCAGACTTCCACTGAGTTACATCTTCATTTAAGTCGCATTCCCATTCGCCCCAGTGCAGCTTGTCATGTTCAATTGCTTGATTGACAAAGCTGGAATAGTTGAATGGTTTATACGCTAGTGACGGGGTTAACAGACTCATTGTCTATCCTTGGCAGGAAAGGCACTCATCATCATCTGCATAGTCTTTGAGAGCTACGCGAGTTGGCTTGAAGCTGACAGTATCAGCTTTAGCTCCTGCGGAAGTCCGCAAGTAATAGAGTCCTTTAAGTTTCTTGTTGAAAGCGCGTAGATGCACTTCATTGACGTAAGCCTTTTCTGTTCCAGCTGGAAAGAATAAGTTCACGCTTTGGCCTTGGCAAATGTAAGGCTGTCGTGTTGCTGCGTGGTCTACTACCCACCGCTGGTCTAGCTCGAAAGCTGTCTTGAAGATTTCCTTATCCCACTCATCCATCCAATCTAAATGTTGGACACTACCCTCATTCAATATGATTGATTTCCACTGCTCTTCAATCCACGTATCTGGATTGTGCTGCCATAGTTCGGCTTCTTCCCTAATAACTTTATCAAGGTAAGGGTTACGAACAAGGTGAGCACCTACACGGGTACGATGTGTAAAGGCGTTGGACTTCAAAGGTTCAATAGACGCTGAACATCCAGCAATAATTGATGAGTTAGCATTAGGCGCAATCGCCATTAAGTGAGAGTTGCGTACACCTTCAACGTCTGGACACGCCCCACGCTCTTCAGCGAGATGGATAGTTGCAGACTTAGCTTGGGCCTTGATGTGTGTGAACATCTCAGTGTTGTATGAGGTAGCCATGATAGATTCCCATGGAATGCCTGCACGTTGTAACGCCGAGTGGAAACCCATTGCACCTAGACCTAAGCTGCGTTCTTGTGTAGCACTGAAGACTGCCTTGCGTAGCTCTTTCGGAGCATAGAAGCAGAAGAAAGAGATGACGTTATCTAGCATGGTGATTAAGTCAGCCACCATTGTGGTGTCTTTCCATTCTTGATAATACTCAAGGTTCACACTGCTCAAACAACACACAGCTGTACGGTCTTCTGAAGTCGGAAGGTGTATCTCATTGCACAGGTTTGAGCCATGAATGGATAGTCCCTTTTCTTTCATCGCTGGTGGTAGATGCCTGTTAGCCTCATCAATGAAGTTGAGGTAAGGCTCACCAGTACGGAAGCGTGTTTCGATTAGACGTTCCCAAAGCTCACGGGCTGGCACGGTGTCACGCACAGTCTTATCATTAGGGTCAATCAAATCCCATTGAGCGCCAGCAGTCACAGCATCCATGAATGCATCAGGGATGTTCACAGCATTATGGATATTGAATGCCTTACGGTTAGGGTCACCACCCGTTGGTACACGGATGTTGATGAACTCAATAATGTCTGGGTGAGTGATGTCAATGTACGCAGCGTAAGAGCCTTTACGAGTCTTACCTTGGCGATACGCAGTCATGTCACTATCGACTGTTTTTAGGAAAGGAATCGGGCTAGGAGCCACATCGCTAACACTACGAATGTCAGACCAATGACCACCGACTCCACCACCTTTAACGGATAGCCAACGCAACTCTGTCGAATGTCCGATAAGACCATCGAGGCTATCAGGAACATAAGACAAGAAGCAGCTAATAGGAAGTCCACGGACTTTCTCTCCTTGGGCTGGTGCGTTAGATAATATAGGTGAACTGAACATGAACCAGCCTTTGCTTGCGTAGTCATAGATACGCTGCGCTAAGTCATAGTCAGACTTACAGAATGCCATAGCTGCACGGGCATAGGCATCTTGTGGGTCTTCACCTTCACGGCAATAGTAGTCAGTCAGTAGTGTGTACGCTTGTGCTGAGAGCAGACTGTTACGCTCATAATCAACTTTAATTGTCATTCAACCACGCCTCCACTGTCTCTTTATCTTTGAAGCCATCCATTCGAGAACCATTACCAGTATTAATAAGTACAGGAACAGAACGAACACGATGCTCAATAGCCAGTTCCATATTTTTAGCAATATCAATTTCATCATACTCAACCATCAAGTCATCAAGCATCACGCCTAGCGCATAGCATGGGCCACAGCCTTCAGATGAAAACTTTAAGATACTCATCGGTTGTCACCATCGCCTTGCAGAGTTCCTGCAGCTTTACGTTTCGCTAACTTGCGGATATTGCCTTGGGCAATTTCAGACAAAGGCACACCTAAATGGAAAGCTAGCTCGGACACAAACCACAGGACATCACCAAGTTCTTTCACCATGTCATCACGGTTTAGTTCTTTGTCACCACGGAAATACTTTGCAGCTTTGCCAGCCACCTCTCCTGCTTCACCAGCTAGGCCAGCCACCAGATACTGTAGGCCATTCTCAGGCGGGTAGATTGCAGTCTGATGGGCTGCTGTTTGGTAAGCATCGAATGCCATATCAGTCATATTTATTTCCTTGTGATTCAAGCCATAGCTCGGCGTAGTGAATAATCTTTTTAACGTCACTCACAAACTGCCCCTTATAAGGCGCACGGGTTGCGTACTTCACGATGTTGCCAGCGCAGAAGTCGAGTTCGTTATTCATGATGTATTCGATAGGTTGGATGGGGTGTTGGTAGTGGTCACCGCCCTCTTGGCGTAATGTGCCTAGGGTTGGTTCAATGCGGGTGGGTTCCATAGAGGTGGCTCACTTTCATTAGGGGTTAAGTCTTCAGTACGCAGGATGCGCGCACAACGGGCTTGGACTAAGGCATCATCAACACCAAGTCCAGCTTTCTCAAAGGCTTCAACAACAGCAGGCCAGTAGTCACCTTCAGCTTTATCAAGAATCTTCTCAGCTTTAACTGGGCCTACCTTGGGACAGCCTTTGTAGTTATCAGCCGTGTCACCTGTTAATACCTGTGAGTAGAAGTAGCGGTCTGCCATCTCTCTAGTCACAGTAATCACGCCTCTATCAGGGTGGCGTGGGTTGTATAGCTTGCAGGGAACACAAAGGAAGTCCTTGTCTTCAGACACTATGATGGTGTCAGGGTCTCGGGTAGCCGCAATGCCCATCAAATCATCAGCCTCATAAGGTTCGGTCAGCACTGCCCAATGGACATCAATGAACCAATCCTTTAACGCTCTCAAGGTCATAGGCTTACGGGTGTCTTTACGATTACCTTTGTATGACTCAAGGATGTCAGTACGATAGTTCTTCTTACCTGTGAGGAACACGCGCATCTCAGTACAGTTGGTAGCCTTCTTAATGGAAGCTAATGCTGTCTTGATGTGCCGTTGACCATCTGCTTCAGAAGCGTGGAGAGTCCACATGTCATCATCCCACTTGGTCGCTACCTCGGTGGCTGATGCTGCTTGGAATGCAAGGATGTCTCCATCAATCAAGAGAGTCGTCATATTCTTCTCCAGCTTCTTCAGCGTTACGTTTGTTGACTAGGCGGATGCCGTGTTCAATAGCTACCTGCTGCTCTTGCCAATCAAGGTAAGCATTCACTGCAAAGTTAATTGCTAGACCTAGAGATACCACTACGAATCCAAAGCAGACTAGGGTTAGTAATAATGTTTCAGCCATCAATCAATGCCTCCCAACTAACTGGATACAAAGGCTTGATAACTTCATCCACCATCTTGGCTAACTCCTGAATCTCCACTTGAGCATGGGGGTCAGTGCGTTGCTTCACCATCCGAGCATAAGCAGCCAGTGAGCCAGTGATGTAGTAGCTTGTGTACATTGACTGAGGTAAGACCATACGGGCTTGCTCTGGCGCTACTCCATCACCTAACATGCTGTTGTAGTATGTGAGACAGAGTTCACAGAATGCTTTGTAGTCTAATGATGTACAGGAGATTCCCACACAAGGGGACGAACTCTTATCATCATAGTCATCTAAAAAGTAGTCTATAGCAGAACCACTACCCTGCTTAACACTACCCTCTGGCCTACTACGCCACACCTCTGGCACATAGAACTCAGGGGTATCATCAACATACCTACGACTCACTTCATTACGTGTGAAGCCTACGATGTGTTTGAACTCCTGTCGTGCTACAAAGATAGGTACTGTATAGCGCAGGGTAATCTGTGGGTGACTGAATGGTGTCCAGTGTCCATGCTTTGCAAGGTACTTGATTAGGCCTTTGTCTTTGCTTGTTAGCGTAGGGATGCCATAGACACCCTGCTCGTCTTCACCCCATTCATCAGCATCAGCATCAAAGGTAGACTCCTTATCAAAGGACACCCGTGCAGCATTCACTACTGTTAGGTCGTTACCCATGTGACTTATGTATTCAGCTTTCATCTTCATTCTCCATTGGTGCTGGTGGATGGGACTCAACACCTTTGTTGAAAATCTTGTCCCAGTTATTACGGTATTCATCAGTGACATCTCTAGTACGTAGAGCATCACCTGTGATGTCGTTAGTTGTTGTGTTCATTAGTTTCTCGCAGGTACAGGAGGCCCATGGCAGTGATGTACCACACATTGCCATAGCCTTTCTCACCTATAAGGTGTGTTGATATAAGCCCTTCTATGGCACAGATAGCCACACGCTCAGCGTTAAGCCGAGCATAATTAGAACGAGTAGTGAAGGGGGCAGTTGTTGCTGCAATGAGAACATCAGTGAGTCTCAGCCCAGTTGTTTCCAACATTGAACTCTCCATCTAACGGGCATTTAAAGTTGAAGATATCAGTGACTTCTTTAATAGTAGCCACAGCTATCTCACCTATACGCTCAGCAACTTCAGCCTTACATGCCACTTGGATTTCATCATGCACCCAAGCACACATAGCAAAGTCACCATCCCATCCATGACGGAAGCCTTCAGCTTTCATAGCCTTAACGAATTGGACTAACCACTGCTTACAGATGATTCCACCAGCTGACTGCAGCAATGCATTCAAAGAACTGTGAGGACTCCGACAGTGGATACGCCTGCGGTCTAAGCCATAGATGAAACCCCGCTTCTCAGCAGCTTCCATCACTTGGTTACGGAGTTCAGCTAAGGCAGGTGTCTTACTCAGGAATCTATCTTTGATTTGCTTCCCTTTCTTACGTCCACCACCTACAAGCTCACCAATTAACTGGTCACCACCGCCATAGAGGAACGCGTATATGAAACGCTTACTAGAATTTCTGTCAGGTAAACCTGCAGCTATTTGGTTAGCTGTATGGATGTCACCTTCAAGTAATTCTTTGATGTAAGAACCCCCATCATATGCAGCAGTGAAGTGGCCAAGACACCTTAATTCTAGGCCTGAAGCGTCAGCACCCATGAGCTTCCAGCCTGTAGGGACTGTGAATAACTCACGGCACTCACGTCCATACGGAGCAGAGCATGATGGAATCTGAGCAATGTTAGGGTAGGCATGGGTGGCACGACCTGTAACAGCGCCATTGGAATTCACAGAGCCGTGAATCTTTCCACCCTTAACTACCTTCATCCAACCTTGAGCACCTTCAGCTAACTGAGCGATACGCTTTTGAATCATGAAG